TTCACTACAAGAATCACTACATTCAATTCTTTGATTATTTCTGCATTTACCCCGTTTACATTCTGTATCTGATAGATTTGGATCATCTCCAGCGTCACGAATAAGACCACTTCCACACGCAACACAAGAACCACTTGATACATGATAATTTTCAGGACATGGTTGTTTTACTGAACAAGTTGTGTCATCTGCGTCTTTAAGGACAACCTCTCCTGGACTCTTCATTGAAAAAGAACCATTTGGAAATTTAGGACATGGTTTACATTCTCCACTTAAAACGTGTTCTTCAACCGAACATTTTGTAACACCACCTCCACCACCCACTTTACTACATAAAAATGTATCTGTATTCCATGAACATGAAGTATCAGCTGAACAAGATACTGATTCTGTATGTTGAATACATGCGTCTTCTTCTTCTTCTGCATTTTCTTGTTGAATATAGAAGTAAATAAAAGCGCAAAAGATAGAACAACAAAACATGATAACTATTATAAAAATCATTGTTGAATCGTCACCCCCTTGAATCTGAGGATGCATCGCTTGTGACATCATTGGATTCAGCGGCATTGGCATCATCTGTTATATATATATTAATATTATATATATAAAATATTAATTATTCGGATAATTAATACTTCAATTTTAATAAAAGTGAATTATTTTTTTGGAAAAAATAATCCTTAATTTCAAAAATATTGAAAGATTATAAAATGGGCCATAAAAATTATAAATGGAATCTTTCAAAAGAGAGAGGGAGAAAGATAATATTTACTATGATACTATCTATCCTCAAAGAAAAGAAAGACCATTCCATACATATAGATGAACTTCATTTTTTACTTAATAATCGGTCCAAAACTACAAATATTATGAATAATAATAAAAAAAAAACAATTCAGAACTTTATTCGTGTTGTTTATGGTGGATTAACACAATTCATCGATGATTATGAAGAGTTCTTATTAAAAAAAGTAAATGATGGATATATAGTTCAATTAAATAGTTTAGAATTAGATGAATGGATTTTTGTAGAGGATATATAAATAAAATATATGAGTTATAATAATAATATGTTTGAGATTGATAGTAATTTACAGATGGTAATTATTATATTTATCTTAATTTTGTTTTTCCTTTATAAAAAAAAGCCAAGAATGATATTCCACCCAAATGGAACTGCAAAAGAGTTTGGTTCTGGTCCCAATAAAACAATCACACCCGTTTGGTTGGTGGCCCTTTCAGTCACTCTAATCATCTATTTATTATTTACTGTAAAGGGATATGATTTTGTTTAAAAACTTAAAATATTATACCTAAAAATAATTAGTTATGAAACCTCAATTGGTAGATTATGGAAATGCATTTCAAAAAGATCAATTATTAGGGATAAAAAAAGTTGTTAAAATAGAAAACAAAGCAAATATAAAACAAATAGGGAATTTTAATTTCTTCTTTAATTTGATTGGATTAATTACACTTGTCGTAGGAGGGGTAATTTTATACTACAGAAAAATAAATAAAGAAACAAATCAAAAAATCTATAATCAAAAGGTCATACAATTTTATCACGATATAAATTAATTTTTTTTATAATCTATATGTAATAAATGGACAAGTATTTAGAGAACCTTGAGGTATTTTACGATGAAAAAATGAAATACCTTACTAAAAAGGATAAATTTATAAAATGTGAAGGATGTAAAGATGAAAAAGTTTTTAAAGAAGGAAAAGATAAATTAATATTATCATGTGGTGAGGATAAAAAGAATGAATGTGGTCCTCAGATTATTATCGAATTACCAAAATATATTTATTATGAAAAGAGAATTGATGAGTTAAGAGAAGAATTAAAGAATAAATACAATTGGAAAACTCTTCAAAATTTTTTGGATGTTACTGACGAATTGAATGATTCTGAAGAAAAGAAAGAAAGAATCAATGGAGAAATAAAAAAAATAGAGAAGATGTTCTTTGATACAAATATTGCCTTTAAAGAAGAAGAAATCCAGAGGTTTTATAATGAAAGAATAAAAAAGTCAAATAGGTGTAAATTAATTCAAAAGGAACTCAAAAGTGAAGGTCAAGGCAATAGAGGAGAATTAAAGAATGAATACATCACACTTGTTCAAGAAATGAATAAAGAATATGAAGAAATACAAGAATTAGTAAAAATAATGAATCCATTCTTATTAGAAAAAGAACCAGAAGTTAGTATTCTTTATGAAAAATACAAATACAAAAAAGTGAAAAAAGATAAAGGATCTGGAATAAAGAAGGTTCAATTAATTGATAGAATTAAGGAAGCATTTGTTAAGAATGATGGCATTCTAACAAAAAAAGAATATATAAATGTAAGAGGAGATTATAAGACAGAATGGGGAATTCAACTATTCAAACACCTCCGTGTTTCAAAAAGAAATCCAGATGACCCCCCTAATCCAGCAGATCGTTGGAAAAAAGAAGAACAAGAAAAATATGGTCCAATTATTAAAGATCCTGGAAATAAACCAACTCAAATAGAATTATCAAATACATGGAGGGAAAAATGGATCAAAGAATTTGAAATTGGATCAAAAGTATCGTGGGATAGAAAAGGAAAGAAGAGGTATGGAATAATTAAGGAGATAAAGGGTAAGGGTGCTTTAATAAAAGATGAAAAAGGCAAAGAACAAATAAAACAATTCAAGGATTTATTAATAGAAGATTAAATAAGGTTTGATAGTTTCATAGCACGGATCATGCGAGTTACACCAATACCACCACCCGAGCGTTCAAAAAAGTCATTCTTTAAGAATTCTTCCAGTTCATTTTTTACACGCTCTTCACCAAATTTATCATAAAGAATACCTGCATATCCCCCTTCTGAGATTGTTTCAAAATTTTCTTTCATTTCTTCTTTTGATGTACTTCTTTCCGCAGAACCGATTGTTTCAATACCATGGAGAATGACATCGATTTTATTTGAATGGACTTTATCTTCTTGAAGTTTCATATTCCAGAATGGAGAAGTTCTTTCCGGAAAGTTTTCCAAAAAGAATACACTTCCATAATCCTTCTCTAATTGTTCTTCATGTTCATTTTCTAATTCATCAACACCATATTTATCGCAGATATTATCATAATCATCTGCAGGATACTCACCGTTTTCTCCTTTTCTAAACCCTAAATATTCAAGTAGTTCTTTTTCCACTTTACGAAGTTCATCCATACCACCCTTTAACTCAAACTCGAACATAGGAAAGATTCTGTCATGTCTCCCAGGAACCGGATTAGGTTCATTACGATAAGAAGTTGAGACACAAAAGAATCCATTTTCTTCAGGATGTTCCAATAAATAATGTTCTAACCACATTTGACCTGTTTGAGGTAAAGGCCAAATATCATCTTCATAATTATAAGTAGCAATTGTTCTAGGGTCTTCACAAGCAGCTAAAATACTTTTTTTATTTTGAGTATGGACCTCTTTAAATCCCTTTACTTCACGAAAAAACGTCCTTAGTTTGCTAACAACAGCATCAAAGTTCCGATAGTCCTCTCCTTCCATTTTTCTAATACTATTATATTTTTTTTTTAAATATTTTACATTTTATTTTTTTATTTTTTTAAACTTAAATTTTCCTTTAATCTTATTTTTTTTTATTTCATCTAAAATATCTTCATATGGAGTATCTATCTTTCGAATACTAATCTTTCTCCTTTTGTTTAAATATTCTAAGAGAATATACATTGAATAGAAAAATACAACAATAAATATTATGAAAACTATTAAGAATAATGTATTAATTAAATATTTTTTAGTTTTCTCACTATCTAAATTAATAATTCTTGAATAAACTTTACTTTCTTCTTCTTCTTCTTCTTTTTCTTCTTCTTCTTCTTCTTTTAATTTCAAAGTAATTATTTTTAAATTTTCATTAATATTAGTTAATATTTGATATAATTTATTTTCCTTTTCTTCCTCTTTCTCCTTATCATCGCTTTGAATATTTTCTTCAATTTGTCCTTGAATAACCTCTTCTTTAAGGTTTTCTTTGTGTGTATCATATTTTTTACCTTCTCCAAATATAAAAGTATTTATTTTATCATTCATATTACATGTATCAACTTCAAATCCTTCAATTGAGTGATTACTTAATAATATTATGAATATAAATAGTATTAAAAACAGAATAATATTATCCATTTGAATATATTATAGGGTATAAAAAAAAATATTAATAATAATAAAGATGAAAACATTAATATTAACCTTATTCATTGCAAATGCATTATTCTGGGGATTATTCCCACATAACGCACACTGTTTGTTCTTGGAGAATGTGAATAAATCATTAAAAACAAATATTCAATGTCCTCCCCACCATGTCCATCTATTAATGGGTATCTTCTTTTATTTCGCTTCTGTTTATATTTCTCAGAGGAATACAAAAGAGTTTAATACACTAATGTCCCGTATGAGAATATGAATGGCAGAGTGTATCTCCATAAACTAAACATGAATTACTTGAACATAAACCTAATCTACCTTCTGTAACTTGACATAAATTACATCCGTCATACCATAGAACACAATCTAATGGTATTGGATTTGGTATTATTTCTGATGGATCGAGATTAAAATGGACATTATATTCTTTCCATGAGTCCTCATTTATTTTTTTACCCTGAACATTTACAATTAATGAATCTGTAATCTCATTTGGTAGGGTAATTTGCCCTATAATATACTCATTTTGAAAATTATTATAATTTGGATCGATTTGAAATATTGCACCATTACTCGTAGAGATACTATGGGTTTCACTCCAAGAATCAAAGTCAATACCAATTGTTGATAATAAGTTATCTGGATCACCATCTGTAATATCAATTGTTATCCATGAATCAAATCTTGAATTAGGGAATATTTGAATAATGCTAGGTGAAACTCCACCAATATCAGAATTAAATGGACCATCAATTTGATAAGCTGGAGGAAAATACATTTCATGATAACTATGTTCTCCAAATAAAGCATAAATATTCTTAACTTGGTTATGATCTTTCACAAATAATGATAATTGATATGTTGTAAATCCTTCAATTCCATCCTCTGAACAATGTGTTATCTCTGTAACAATAGGACATACATAATCATAATTACTACATGTATCTTGCGTTATAGGGCATGGATCATTTATAACCTGTGGTGGTGATGGAGATTGACATGTAATTTCACCACATGATACAATACAACCACAATTATCTTCTTCAAGTGATAAGTAAAAACAATCTGGACCTGGAGATGAACATACTGGGGAGGGAGGACACATAGAACATGGTTGTGATAGTATTCCTCCATGTCTTTCAGAACACTCTTCTGGACATGCTATATTCTCAAGTGACTGTCTAAATAAACAATCTTCACAACTGATGAAGTTATCTCTACAAGGTGTATCCCATATTCTGATACATTCTTGAATATCTTCACACCAAGAGAAACCCTTTTGAATTAAACAATTATGTTCATCCCTTGTATCATGTAAAGGGCCACTTACCACTGTTGTTACGATAGTATATAATCTTATTAAAGATTCAATTAACTTCATTTTATTAATATTTATTATTTTTTTTTTTAAATATTAGTCCATTACTGATAATTAAAATATATTAAAATTATATATTTATGGCTGGAATTCAAGGTGCTGATGCAAATCCGATGGGGACAGTCCTACATGGTTCGGATCTACTAAAGGCAATTGAAGATATTCAGTTTGATGGGGATAAGTTAGTTATCCATGGAGATCTTGAGATTGAAGGACATTTAGAAGCTGATACTAAATTCAAACTGGATACTTCAATAATAACTTCTAGTGAAATAAGTGTTCTAGATGAAGCAATTATTGGATCTGGGACTGCTAATAAAGTATTAATCCTAGATAGTAATAAAGATATTTCTGGGATCCGTTTTCTTAGTTTATCGGGAATTTCTGGTAATTTAAACATAAATGCTGGTGGTGCACTAAACTTAATCGATGATACCGATGGTGATTTTGTATCATTAAAATCAAGTACAAATTCTATCACACATACACTTACACTACCACCAAGTGGTGGTAATCCTGGTCAATTATTACAAACAGATGGATCTGGTAATTTAAATTGGGTATCATATTCACAAGGTAGTGGGACATTTACTGGTATTTCAGGTGTAACTGCCGGGACTGGACTCAATGGAGGTGGGACTTCAGGAAGTGTTACATTAAATATAAAATTATCTGATTATGAAGCATTAAATCTCGGAGATGTAACACCCGTTGACGGAGATAAAATATTTATGTTACACAGTGTAAGTGGTGGTAATAAATATGAACAATTAACATCAATTGATAAGATAGCAACAAGATTTTCGGGGACAGGTCTATCAGCATCTGGTTCGATTATAAATATAGAATCAGATCAAACTGTAATAACATCAATACTGAATGAAAACATTACAAAAATAGGGACTGCAGCTGATGGAGAATATGTATCTTTTGAAACTACCGATGAAATAAATATGATGATTAATAATAGTTCATTATTAAAGGTGAATACATCTGGTGTTAACATAACTGGTAGTTTTACTACAGGGAATACAACGATTTCAGGGACTTTAGATGTTACAGGGGCAACAGGTGTTGATGGTGATTTTGATATCGCAACAGATAAGTTTACAGTTGCTTCACTCACAGGGAATACAGCTGTCGCGGGAACTTTAGATGTTACAGGGGCAACGGGTGTCGATGGTGATTTTGACATCGCAACAGATAAATTCACAATTTCTTCAGCTACAGGGAATACAACTGTAGCAGGGAATACAACTATCGCAGGAACTTTAGATGTTGGAGGGGCAACGGGTGTCGATGGTGACTTTGACATCGCAACAGATAAATTCACAGTGGCTTCATCTACAGGGAATACAGCTGTTGCAGGAACATTAGATATATCTGCTAAAACAGTTACATTACCTGATGGTTCTGTATCTGCTACAAAGATAGCTGCTGATGCAGTTATTACTTCAAAAATTTTAGATGCTAATGTAACTACAGCTAAGATAGCTAATGCTAATGTTACAACAGCAAAAATTGCAGATGATGCAGTTACTGCTGCTAAAATAGCAGACGCAGTATTAGTTACAAATTCAGAACATTCTTCAGCAACAGCTGATGATGTTACATTATTTACTACATCAGCATCTGATGCTAGATACTTTAGACAAGATTCAACAGAAACAATAGCTTCAGGAGATAGTTGGTCAGCTGGAGATACAAAGATTGCAACAACAGGAGCAATTGATAATAGAATTATAGATTTAGTAGATGATGTTGGAGGCTTTGTTCCAATAGCAACTGAGTTAGCATTTCCTAATGCAAATCCAGATGTTAATAATGGAGCTGGTACTCTTGTTAGTATTAAAGCATTATCAACAAACTACACATCAAGTGGTAGTGGAGTTATTTCAATATCTAATGGTACAGTAGGAAACTCTACAGTTACTATTAATGGAGCTGACAACAGCACGACTTATGCTTCAGGATTTGGAATGATTGTAGAAACTACTACAACATTAAACACATACAATTTTCATAGATTAGTTCCAAAAGCTACAGAAGTTACAACAGTTAGTTCAAACATAGCTAACATTAATACAGTAGCTGGAAACAATTCTAATATTAACACAGTAGCTGGAGCTAACGCTAACATTACGACTGCAGCTACAAACATTACAGATATTAATACATTTGCTAATAGATACAGAATAGCATCATCAGCACCAGGAAGTAGTCTTGATATTGGTGATTTATATTTTGACACTACTGCTAATGAATTAAAAGTTTACAAATCATCTGGTTGGGCAGCAGCTGGATCTTCAGTAAATGGTACATCTCAAAGATACAAATACATTGCTACTTCTAGCCAAACTACTTTTACTGGATCAGATAACAATGGAAATACATTAGCATATGACTCAGGTTATATTGATGTTTTTATGAATGGTGTTCATTTAGATCCTGCTGATTACACAGCAACTAATGGTAGTTCAGTAGTTCTTGGAAGTGGAGCTGCATCAGGAGATATTATTTATGTAGTTGCATTTGGTACATTTAACGTAGCAGCAATTAATGCAGATAACTTAGCATCAGGTACTGTAAACAATGCTAGATTACCAGCAACTATTGCAGACAAAACTATACAAGCAACAGCTTTATCAGCTAAAGGAGATGGATCTTCTACAGCTGGAAAAATTCAATTAAATGATAATGATAATTCACATTCAATATCATTACAAGCACCTACACTTGGAAGTAATATAACATTTAAATTACCTGCAACTGATGGAAGTAATGGACAAGTACTTAAGACTGATGGATCAGGAAATTTATCTTTTGCGACTGTATCAGAAACTAAACCAACTGTTGGTTCAATCAGTCCAACAACAATAACTAATTCGCAAACTGCTGTAACAATAACAGGAACTAACTTTGTTAGTGTTCCTCAAGTAGAAGCATTTAATCCTTCTACTGGAATATATTATGTTGCAGATAGTATTTCATATACAAATGGAACAACTATTGTAGCAACTTTTACCTTAGCTGTTGACGCAACATACAAATTAAGAGTAGAAAACCCTGATGGATTAAGTGTATTATCTGGTAACTTATTGACTGTATCTGACATACCGACATGGTCAACTGGAGCTGGATCATTAGGATCTATATCATCTGGTGGAAGTATGAATTTTACAGTAGCAGCTTCATCAGATTCAACAATTACTTATTCTAAAGTATCAGGAAGTTTTCCTGGTGGTGGTAGCATAAATGCTAGTACTGGTGTAATATCTGGTACTGAATCAGGATCTACACAAGAAACAACATATAATTTTACCATTAGAGCAACTGATAATGAATCACAAACTGCTGACAGAGCATTCTCTATTACAGTTTCTCATGGTGCAACAGGTGGAGGACAATTTAACTAATGGCTAGTACAATTTTAAACAGAACACCAAGTTCAACAGGTAATAGAAAAAAATGGACTTTATCTATGTGGATTAAAAATTCAAATTTAAAAGGTCAAGGTGGTTCAAGTTATCAAAGACTATATCAAGCAGATAACGATAATGAATATTTTAGATTTACTGAAAGTACAGGAAAACTTTTATGGCTTACTAACAATGGTTCTTCTGGTGGTTTTTTAACTACTAGAGTATTTAGAGATTCAAATTGTTGGTATCATTTAGTATTAAGAATAGATACAACATTAGGAACAGCAGGAGATAGAAGTCGTTTATATGTAAATGGAGTTGAAGAAACTGCATTTGATACAGAAAATCAAGTAGCACAAGATTATGATACTTATTCAAATTGTATTAGTAAAGTAATGCAGTTTGGTGGTTATTCAACTTCTGACCAAAATTTTAATGGTTGTATGTCTCATGTTCATATGTGTGATGGTTATTCTTATGCACCTACAGAATTTGGAGAAACAGATAGTACAACTGGTGAATGGAAAATTAAAACTTCTCCAAGTGTATCTTATGGAACTAATGGTTTCTTTATTTTAAAAGATGGTAATTCAGTTACTGATCAATCTGGTCAAAGTAATAACTTAACAGTTAGTGGTACACTTACAAAAACAGAAGATTGTCCAAGTAATGTTTTTGCTACTTGGAATCCTTTAATGCCTAATTCAATAACTTATTCAAATGGAAATACAACTTGCACACAAACAGCAGACGCAAATTATAGAAATGCTTGGACAACTATAGCAACACCAACAACAGGAAAATTTTATGCAGAATTTAAAGCTGTTTCAGGTTTTAGTGCTATTAATAAAGCAATAGGATATATAGATATTTCACAAACTTTTGATGCTGATATTCATATTGAACAATATTCAATAGGTGGTTCTTATGGTTCTAATGGTAGAGCTTCATA